CTCCTTTCTCCGCTTGAATCCCGTCAAACGCTAACTCAGGCTCCTTGGTGAACTCAACCTTGATTCCGTCCACCTCCTCTACAAATGGCAGCACTACAGCCTCAGGGCTTTGGTTATTGTTATTGAACCTGTAGCTCCTAATAGCAGGTCTGATTATGTTGGCCATTTCCAGCTGGCCCAGGTAGAACTTGTTATCCTTGATAATTGACCGGGTTAATTCAGTCATTTGATTCCTCCTTTTTAATACACCTATTACTAGATTGATTCTCTCCTCAGCAGCACCAAGGTAGAGAGTTTTATCTATTATACATTCCTCCCTATAACCTTTAGGAATTTCTTACTTCTAGCCATACCAACTCTTTTCTCATTCACTAGCACCTCAGCCAGCACCTCAGCATCTTGGTTAATGCAGTACCAGAAGGTTCCAAACTGTTCTATCCAAGCCTTAGCTATTTCTTCACCTACTCCACCTCCTTTTACAGCCATTAGATTGTGGATATGAGGATTCTTAGACTCAATATATATCCTATCCTTAATATACCGTTTAAGAGTTTTATGTTCCTTCTTCTGAGAGTTCTGGTATAAGGCTACCAAGGTCATGGCTGTAGCGGTATAATCAAAGGTCTCAACGCTAGTTATCCCAGCCTTATCTAGCTGGTCTAGCCATGCTTTGTAACCTGTATAGCTACAGTTATAGACCCTGCCAGGAATCAATATATTCTTGCCCTTAGCCTTATGCCAAGTCTGAGTGGCTATCTTCAACCCAGCCACAGGTTCACAAACACCTTCAATCAGTAGTAGCGTCTCTTCCACACCATTATCCATCTCCCTACTCAGCTGCTCCTCCACCTGGTTTATACCACCAAGCACTTCATGGATTTGTTTCCTTTCTACCTGTATCCTATGACCATCACAGGCAAACCACAAATAGTCGGCAAATCCTTTACTATTCAATCCAGGCTGAGGCATCGAGGTAGGAACAGACTGACCAATTAGGTATTCAATCTCACGAGGTTCGTGATTGTCAATTAGTATAGTCATATTACTCTGCTCCTGCTAGGAGATTCTCCTTTTCGGTTAGCTTCAGTCTGATGAGCAGCACTGTAGTGCAAATCTAGCGTGTTTCTGAGTCAATGTGTACTTTGACACGCTAGCGACTTTTAAGACGTGTTCTCGTTGATTCTGTTCGTTCATTTTCCAACAACCTAGCTGATTCCTTTCATCATCCTGATAGTTTTATCCAGTTTATCAAAAGTAGGCTCCTCAAACACCATACCCTCCAGTTGTTTAATCTCGGCCAACTCTACCTTACAAAATGGTTTCATAATCTTATCATCCCAATAGGTATGAACAATAACATCAGCAGAATCACCTAGAGTAGAGAACCCAGCACGTTCCCTTTTACCTGTGGCAGAGCTGGCTATGCTCCCATCCCTCTGTGGCATAGGTTTATACTCATCTCTAGCATGATGGACTAGTATTAGATTCTTCCTTGCAGCCTTAGCATTGTAGATGATACCTCTAATCCTAGTATTAGGCTCTCTGTATTCTATCTGAAGCAGTTGAGACCTTAACTCCTTTCCATCACCACCTTTACCATCAGGTCTCAGAGGTAACTGTAGCTCCTGTTTTTCCTGTAAAAAACCATCACAAGTAATACCATAATGTAAGGTGAAGGTATCAATAACTATAGAGGCTACCTCTGGGTCTCTCAGGTGGGTGATATACTTGGAAGCCCACTGGTAAAACAATTCCTTCATACCAACTATCATCCTGCTAGGTTTAACCGTTAATGTTGTTGGGTCAAATTTACCAAATGTCATGGGCAGTGGGTAAGACTCATACCTGATTAGCCCTTGGTCAAACTCCTTCTGAAATCTGTAGATGGCACGGTCAAACCCACCTATATCAAATTCCATAAACACCATTGGTTTTGGGAATGTTAATGCTAAGGTAGTCTTACAGCTTTTATCCTCACCCCAGATTCCTACAATGGACATATCAATCAGCTCCCTTCTTATTTAATTCCATTTCCTCTTAGTCATGGTAGTTTCTCCTTCATAAATTTTGATATGGTGTTAAGGTCAGTTTTGCTCAACGTTATTTTATAACCGATAGATAAGTTTATATATATGTAATGGTCATTACCCTGACCGAAATACTCCAAATTAGTTATATTACCCTCAAGTACTATTTCCTTGCTTCTGCAATCATATATTTGTATCATGGTATTAACCTCCCTTTCCTTTTGTCTTGCACTCTTTTACCAGCCTCAGTTGTTATATCATCTAGTTCCTGTTTGGATAATGTAACTGGATTACGTTTACCATGCCTGTCTTGGTACAGTTCTTTGGCCTGTTTAGCAATTTCCCTGACCATTCCCTCTTGGTCGTCTCTGGTTATCTTAACTCTATCCATTAGGAACCTGTTGGTATAACATTCCTTTAGGACAGTACATGGCTACCTCACAGTACCTCTTACATCTAGCTCCTTCCCAACATTCACGGTCATTACAAGGAATAGTCCATGCCTTGTTGCGTAGTGCTTCCTCTAGTGCTTCTATCTTGCCTGCAAAGTAGGTAGAAACCTTACTATCGTTTAGCCTACTAATGGGTATTCTGTATATGTTCCTGGTCAATCCTCTACCACTAGCTATAGCCAATCCACCATCCCTAACTGTAACCTGTAACTGCATCTTGGATATGGCTATACCAAGTTCCTCCAACATTATCCTATAGCGGTTCAGCTGTAACTCCTCATTAAATAAATCAACCTCCTGAAGCATAGGCTGGAACACCGAAACCATTTTAGGTTCGCCAGCCTTACCCCATTTACCAGGAGTCTTATAAACCGCTCCTGATGGGTCTGGCTTCTTACCAACCTCAACTAAACCTAATGCTTTAACTACCCTGTAGCTACCCCATAGCTTATAGTCAGTAAGGTTAAATGAACCATTCTCAGGCTCTAGTAAATCAAATATATCCCTATCAATATTGAGTGGTATTTCAGATGGCAGTCCTAGTTCCTTAGCCTTAATATTTAGTTCTTCATGGTGTTTAATACCAGCTAACATAAAGGCTCTATCGTTAGGGTCTACCACGTAAGGTTGAGTTAGTTTGAGGAACTCATACATGGTGCCATTGAGTAGTTGTGTGGTTGATGGGATACCTTTCCATTCCCTTTCCTGAGCCATTAAGGCTAGTGTTGGTAATGTAAGGCAGCGTTCACCCAACTGACATCTGGATAAACAATCCTTGACTGTTATTACCTGGTTGTCGGGGCATTTGAACCATTCTATCATTCATTCACCTTTTCCCTACCAGAGAACATAATGGTATTCTCCGACTTGCACTCAGGACAAAGATAAGTGTCTAAACCTGTTGTATAAGTGGGAAGTGTTAAATGATAGCCTCCCATCAGACGCATGTGGACATTCCACTTTGCACCACAACTTTTACATTCGTGGGGTATATCTTCATAGTTTTCAGTTTTATTCATCCTTCTCTCCTTAAAATCCTAGTCTTAATCCATCTGTAATTCGCAAGAGATGGCGTACCATATCATCTTTTACCCCTAATCAGTATTGCAGCAAGCATAATCCATATTCCAATTATAAAAGCCAGTTCTATTGTCATTCCTTACCCTCCTCTACGGCTTGCTTTATAGTTTGGATTGCTTCTGCCCAACCTTCCCTCTTTGCGTAATGGTTTACCGCCGTTGTCGCATCCGAACCAAACCATCCCCTTGGTAGTTCTTTGCAAGGATTCTCTATCCCATCCAGCAGCATCTTAAACTGACGAATGGCGTCTTTGAGTGCAGCTTGGGCTATAAATCTATCAGCTTCCCACACTTGGGGCTTGCCTCTTACCAGAACTGCAACATGACCTACTTTTGCCTCTTTTATCTCCTCTGGACTCAGTACCTTAAACATTATTTACCTCCTTCAATGCTTCTGCCAAACGAACAACTGGCAGGTAGCTCACATTAGCCATTGGAGTAGTATCAATCAGGGCAAGGTCAGAGTTGCCATTCTTGTCCTTGTGGGAGAGAATAGACGTAGCAGTTTTACGCCATGTTTCTTTTTCTCTATCCATAAGAGATTCCCACTTGCTACATCCCCAATCATCATAAATGGTTTTTGCCACCCACTCTACTAATTCCTTAATCAGTTCTTCTTTGGTCATTTCACTCCTTCTTCTTGAGAGGATGCCACTTATAATTCTCGTATTCTAAGATAGCCAACTGCCTTTCAGCTTCAATCAACTTTAATTCATAATCTTTCTTGGATTCTACCTTAATCACTTCTTCATGGCTCCTTCCCTGAGAGCTTGCCAAAAATTAGTTACTTTCCTACTACCATCTGCTCCCTTGTAATCAAGAAGGATTATAGGATTGCCAGCTCTATCAAAGGTTTGGTAGTGTTCTTCTATCTCCTCAAATATCCTCTTCACCCTAGCCTTACATTCAGCTCTTTCTAGTATTTTGGTATTCTCTACAATGTGGTCAACATGGTGTTCCCACTCAGTCTCCAAAATAGAGGCTGTCTTGGCGACTAACCATTCAAGGTTTTCTTTTACTGAGGCATAATTAGCATCCACACAATTCTTGGTTCTTTCGTCTATTATTACCTTCATATCTGTCAGCAACCTACCCTCACCAGGCTTTAATTCCCTTCCCTCTTGTTCCTGAGCCTTACAGATAGAGGCTGTCAGGTCTCGTTGGGCTTGAAGCCAGTAATTTCGCCAAGAAGGTCGTGTATCTTCAGGTAGCTTCCCCCACTCCTGTCTAAGCTCATGCTCCTCAGCGACTGTCAGCAACCTACCTTCAGGTTTTGGCTCCGTCTTCTTATGCTGGCTCTCGTCCTTACCACTAGGATTCTCCTTCCAGTTTCTATTAAGTACTTTGGCTACTGTCTTGGTAAAGGCTTCCTCAGCATCTAACCCTTCATCGGATAAGAGCTGGATACCATAAATAACCACATCGGCAAAGGCATCGGATATTTCATCCTTGAAGTCTCCACCGTTAGCACCTTCTCTGATGCCCTGCTTTCTTTTGAGTATCCAATGTGCAAGCTCGCCAACTTCCTCTGCCATTCCTAGAGTCATATCGCTAGAATTACTGTCCCCAAAATTAGCTAACTGCCACTTTTTCAGTTCCTTTTGCTTGAGGCTAAAGGGTCTATACCCATCAGGATTATCAGGAGACTTTGGGAATAGCTGGCAGGTTAGTCTGGCCATATCTTCCGACATGGTTTGGTAAGTTAAGCTCATACCTTTTTCCTTCAAATCGGCTTGGATTTTTAAGCCCTTATAAAATATCTTCTTCACATCTTCTAAGTTTTCCATAATTCTCCTTTAGGTAGTGGGGGCTGGCTCTCATCCCGCAGGCGCAGGACTCACTCGCTTTCAAGCTCACTATACCCCCGCTACTGCCTGAGCCTAACCCTTGTCCTTTGGGCCTGAGTTGGACTATACCCTGATGAGACTCAGGGATGCCAGCTAGTAGTCCGTATCAGGTTCTACCATCAACGTGTGCCCTGTTGCCTTTCGGCTTTCGGGTAGCTGGCTCTTGCTGGCTCGGCCTGACATACATAAGCCTAGACTTAGTTTAGTGGCCGACTTACGGCTCTAGGACAACAGCAAGCTCTTCTATTTTAAACCTGCTTAACTCACTGACGCAGCAAATGCAACAGCCATACGTCTTGCATCCTCTATCGTTCTGGCGGTAAAACCAATAGGTAAACTCCCATCTTGCCCTGGATATTCCTTTAAGTATTCGGCAGTCAACCCCGAACTTGCTGTGCAATCACCCTTTGTTACTGTATCGCCAACCCTAAAACCATAAATGGCTCGGTGCGACCATCCATACCATTTTTGTTCTGCTTCACAAAAGCCAATAGAGCAGACATTATGTGAGGGTTTTGCCTTCTCTGGCTTGATACCCTTCCGCCTGATGAGATACCTTGCTGTTCGAGGGTCTCCCAAGTAATCACCTGATGGTGTAAAAGCAGACTTTATAATAACCTCTTGCTTGTCATCACCAACCAGATGCTTTTCGGTTCTCACTTCGTAACCCGCCTTGTATTTTCTTGTTGCTAATAGTTCCTTGTCCATTGCTACCCTTCTAGAACAGCTGGTTTCACGTGGAATATACCGTTATCATCCTTGGTAATTATACCAGCAGTCTCAAGTGACGTGACAAAGGAACCGCTAATGATGTTGGTTTTTAGGTCACTGGTATCCGCCTTAATAAACGGGTCTAGGAAAACTATAGCGTTCCACTCCTGCTGGGTTTTACCATCCAGCAGGTTGATAGCCTGTTGGGTTGGAGTAATCTCAGGCTTGGTAGCTGATTTAGGAGTGCCCGCTGATTCTGTAGCAGCTGCCCCAGAATGAGGAGTACCTCCTACACCTTCAATATGGACTACTTCCCAACATTCTCTGGGAGTTTCCTTATTCTCGTCCCGATTCCACATCATGTGGCCAGGTGTTATCATCCATTCTTGAACCTTACCTATTAGGAAGTCTTGGTTCTTAACGGCTGTTTGTGGGGCATTACCATCTACTCCTGCGTTAATGATGGTATCTATGGACTTACCCAATATTCCCATGCCACTCTTATCTCGGTTGGAGTGTAGAAGGTTAATCTGTGCTATAGGCCACGGGTATGGTTCTGTGGAACCAGGCGAACCATCAGGCATAGGTAAAATCTCAACACCACTGAAATTGTAGTTAACCTCTAGTCTGGCTATAGGCATAGTACCACGTTGTACCATACTACCTGTGATAGAATCTAGTTTCCACCTAGCGTGTCGTATTGGGCTGCCAAATCCTCCTGACTCAAATCCTCTGGTCTGTAGTTGTGCTAACACTTGTTCGTTGGTCATGTCTGCCATTATTTATCCTCCTCTTTTGGTTGTACTTTTTCCAACTTTTTTACTATCAGTTCCTTAACCAACTGTTTGATTGTCTTTTCCTCCTTAATGGCCATAATCTTGAGCCTCTTTATCTGTTCCACGGTTAGGTTAACAATAATATAGTAATTCACTTCATCATTTATCTCCTTAATTGTAAAGTCTACTAACATTATAACACTATTCAACATACTTGTCAATAGAACATATGAGCTATTATTATGTAAAGTTAGGAGAATCTAGGGTCATTTGCCATTGGTGGTAATTCATCTCCAGGTTTGATTATTTTAGGCACAATGGACTTGGTTGCCTCACTTGACTTTAGTTCTATAGCATAAATGGTTCCACAACCGAAGCAAACATCAGTGGTTACCTGGAAACTTGGAATCTTAGCACCCATTGGTATAGCTGCCTCTCTTGTTTTGTCAATTACAACCCCTTGCCTAAAGTCAAGGCTAAACCTCCATTCCTCTCTAGCATAGCCTTTATCCTTTAACTCCTTAGATAGTATTTCAAAAAATCTCTCATTCAAACCACAATTGGGACATTGGTAAAACTGTTTATTTATAGGTTCCATCACTTACCTCCTCTAGAAAAACATTATAAATATCACACTCGTAACCGCACTCGACCAAACACCATTTGTCCTCTAGTTCACACATATAACCTTCCTCATCACCACCTTGTATAACCCTCAGATGTGGACATTTAGGCTTCACTGTTCACCTCCTTTATTGGTAAATACCAAGTTACTCCTATTGATTTCCACCCTAATAGGCTTAATGCTATCCTCAGCCAGTCTTAATAGTGGGAAACTAATATCCACTATATTGCTGCCTTCACTGATAGTCCTCAATTCAATGGAGGAATCACACCACCAACCAAATACAGCAGAGCCAAAGGCAGCATCGGCTCCTCTATCATAGCGTTCTCCCTCTATTATCCAGTCCTTGCCTTCATGGTGTATAAGGACAAAACTGACTCTTAGCTCCTCTATTATTTCATCCACCCTGTCGGTGAACTGCCTTACATCGTACTCATCGGTAAGGCGGCCAGACATTATCTTGAATATAGGGTCAATGATTACCACCTGAGCTTGAGTTTCTGCAATCCATTGTTTTAGTAAGGCTGCACCCCAAGCCTTGTCTAATTTCAAGTTCCTGGTGGTGACAAGGAATAGATTGCCTAGTGGGGACAGCTTATTACCAAAGCAATACTTGATAACCCGCTTTTGGTAGGCAGCTTTGGGTATTTCTAGCTGTACTATCAGGACAGTAGATAAGGTTGTTTTGAATCCTAACCAAGGCTTACCACTGGACAGTTTGAAAGCCAGGTCTATGGCAGTCATACTTTTCCAACTCTTATAGGGGCCAAATAGGATTATCTTTCCCTGTGGTATCAATAATCCACTTCCTATCAGTTCAGTTATATGTGGTGGCCGCCAAGCTAGGAAATCGTCAAGGGATTCAGGCTTCAAATAATAACTCCTTTAGCAAGTCTGGGTTCTCATAGATGTTGCCGATGACTTCAAGGTCCTCATTTGCGTTATATTCCGTTAGGGTGTCCCTGCACTCATTTACAAAGAAGTCTCCCCACTCAATATCCTCACCAACATTGATATGGCGAAAGTTTCGGTATCTTGTGATTAGGTATAAGTTATTACCACCAAAGGTAGAATCAGTAGCAATGAGAAACCACCAAATGTGCTTTCCAACCGTAGTTTTAACTATATCCCCCTCATATATCTCAACCCCGTTCTTGTCCTTAAGTCCTGTGTATTGTAGGGGGATGAATTTGTCTCGAGGGTAAATTATGCTACGCCTGGTTGAATCTCCTTCAACATTTATAAATGAACCTGTTGGCAATAGTGTGAGTTGGTCAACCGCCATTTCATCTGCAGAGAACATCCTTTTAGCCACTGTATGCCAACCCCTAAACTTAATCTCTCTCATTGTATTATAACTCCTTCCTTACCACCAATTTCAATAAAGCCTTGCTCCTCTCCTAGATGGTCACATATCCTTAATCCTAGTCTATTATGTTCCTCACCTTCAGGTAATGGCATTACTGGATAGACAAAGAAATTGTTTGGGTAATTCCTAAGTTGTTGGATTAGGATTTTTATCTCCTTCATTTAACACTTCCTTCTGTTTTATTGGTACTAGTTCCCATAACTCCAAACCTAATAATACATAGCATACTCCTTGTCCACAAGCTAACCCATACTGTTTGCAATCCATACAGCTAGGTAGATTGTCCTTACTATACCTTAGCTTGAACCTCTTAATCCATTTACTCAAAGTGCTGGTGTCTACCTCATCACCTAGTTTATGGGCTACCACCGAAAGAGAGCCACTAACCAGCACATCCTCTATCAGTTTACCGTACTTCTGTTCAAGGTAACGCATTAGAGGAGTTTTCAGCCTATCTAATACTGTAACCCTTATTGCTGGTTGTAACCGTTTATGTTTTCTAGGAGCAGATTGTTTCTCCAGCAACCCTCGTTCCTTTAGTATCCGCTCTCTTGGTGTTAATGTTTTCAACTATTATTCCTTGTCTATTATTTTCTCAATAGCTAGGCAGAGGGCTAGGGCAGGAGATACTGGCATGGGTCTCCTAGTCCAGAATTCTTTTAGCGAAAAGCCAAGGAGTTTGAACATGGCTTCCTCGTCAGAACTTAAATCTGTATTTCCAAGTAACCTAACAGCCTTCGGCACCAGCCACTTAAAGCAGGCATCTAGGGATTCAGTGAAGACTTCCAGAACTTCTATGCCCCATTCCTCATCTACTTCAATCCATTTTGTTCTACGGTAGATAACCAGAGTTTCACCAATGATATGCCCATACGTCACACCATCTTTACCAAATCTCCACTCAGCCAGCTTCTTGTTTAGTTCTTTCATGTTCTCCCTCCTCATTAACTATTATTGTAGGATACCTTACTTAGGAGCCTTGGGACAACCTCGATATACAAGCTCCTTGCCTTTGTTTAGCATCTCCTTTTGAATCCAATCAATGAGACCCTTCTCTAACCAACCACCATCTTGGTAGAGGTCAAACAGATTTACATAACAAGATAGGACTGGCTGTTCAGCTATCATTATTGTATCCAACTCATAACCAGTATGCCGTCCTTCCTTAATACTAGCTGGATAAACCTTGATGTCTATGTACAGGAAATTAACCCTTGGCATTACCTACCTCCTTTACATTCGTGGTGTTCCATGGCATATTCAGGCATTCTTACATTACACCTTATACACTTGACCATTGGGGCTGGCTTGGTATGCTGTATCATTGGCTCAGTACCAGCTATTACCCGTTCCTTCCGTTCCTTGTCTCTCTTACCCATTATATCCCTCCTTTTATGGGTTGGAGTAGAGGCTATAGCAGAAACCTCCTGCTGCACCTACAGGAGAAAAAGGCTATCCTGGGATACTCCAACCCTATTAAAGTCCCAGGCTTGTTCTGCCTCCTGTCTAGTATATTATACCTCCTAGGTAATCAAATAGTTTCTCCTCCTCCAGGCATTGGGTTAAGAAGTCGGTTTCCCACCACATCCCACAAGGCTTACAGTACCAGTAGGTTTCGTTAACATTCGGCATTGGATTGTAGTCCAATAGGTTGTAGCAACCTGGACAGATAGGGAAACCAACTAAATAGTTCACCTATTATTCTCCTTGGTATACACTTAAATATATAATACTATTATAATTAAATATTATACTGTATCATGTTTAAGTTGTTTGGCGTCCTCTAAGGCTATCATTTGATTACCCTCTCTGTCCACCTACAATATGGGCAGCGAAGAGTTTGAACCAACGCCTTCTCAGGGTTTGTAGGTGTTAATATACTTTTCCAACCTCGGTTTAGACAGTGTGGACACAGTTTCATTTTACCTTACCTCCTAATCGTAAACAGACATTGTCTGTGGCCTTGTCAGATGTTTGGCCAGGTCTATAAAACTCTCCATCCCATAGACTGATGCCATCCATCCATAGGTGAGCTCGCCACAACCTTTTACCATTATGGTACACCTCCAGATGGTCATGGTGTCCACCTGCTACTACCCTTACTTCTAGGTTTTCACCGCCGAACCCTTTAAACTTGAGTTTAGCCATTTCCTTACTCCTCCGTTTTATATTCTAGTAGTACTCTAGCCAGCCTCTTATGACCAGCTTTGAGATACCACTTAGCCCACCAGTTGGCTACGGAAACTAAGGCTTCCTCTGGTGGTGCTCCTACCTCAGCCAGGTCATTCTGGGCATCGGCAGCAGCATCGTCCATAGCCTGTTTATCCTCTTGTGTAAACATTGCTAACCTCCTTTATGTAGGTTGGCACTCTAGGCAGGTGCCATCGGCCTTAGCTTCTACCCAGTTTGACCACTTGCCACACTTTGGGCATTTACGCTTACCCTTAACTCTCATGCCTAACCTCCTATCTAAAGTATTGTCCAATACCAATCACTGTCCCAGCGACTAGCATAAAGGCTAGTATGAATATTATAATCATCATTGGCTATCTCCTTTCTTAGAATTCCTTTACCTCTGGCTTGTTGACTATCTCTATGTCCTCTCTGGCTATACTACCCATTAGAGTAGCCAGTACCTCAGCGGATACGTCTAGCTGTTGTGCCTCTCTAGCTAGCCAATGGGCTTCTAGGTGTAAGGCAGTAATGTCACTATCAAATAGTTTACCTCTAAGTTTGGATAGATGACTGGCTACACCTTCAATACAATGTCCTGTGGCTATTTTGGCTACCTTCAACAAGGCTTCATGGTCTAGCTTGGTACTATTAGCACTTAGGTTACATTGGGTAACATTCATTGGTTTAACCTCCTTTATTAATTCCCTCATACCAGCCCACTATCTCTGTCCTAGCTACTACTTCAATGTGTCTGGCAGTAGGTAATGGGCTGGGTCAAGGAACTAATCATCTATGTATTGGAATGCACAACCAACTCTTGTAACAGCCTTTAGGTGTTTCATAGCATAGGATAATGTCAGCTTAATCGTCTTACCTAGTGCCACATGGAACCAATGGTTTGCAGCAAAGGAGCCTATTCTTACATACTCGCCTTTACTATCTATGGCTGGACTACCTTCAATATCCCAATCAAACACTTGTTTGGCACCACCATCCCAATTCCCATGTACTGGTTTATTTAATGTTTGCCTTAACCTCATTGGGTTTACCTCCTTATTATTGTTTAGTTGACCTTTTCTAGTTTACCATTTACTAGTCTGTAAGTGCCGAGGCTCTTCAAGCATGAGGAGTTAGAGCTGCCATCGGTAATATTGATAACTACATAGTCGCTACCATCATCGCCAACAAAACATTCAACCCTAGCTCCAATATGCCACCCCCCGGTATGTCCCTTAATGCCACTGTTTGCTGTCCCTTCCCTTGTAACTAGTCCCCGATTCCCTCTTAGGTATCCATAAAATCTGGACATGCACCTTACCTCCCTCCTTTTGCTCTATGAAGTCTCCTCACACAACTAGTTGGCACTGCCCAAGGGGTAGGGTAAAGGTCTCCATCCATATGGACGTTTACATTGCCCTCCGTGCATGGCTCTCCAATGGTGCCTTTCTGCCCATTGTACACAATGGCACTTACCCTTTGAGCCTCTACCTCATCCACTATTACTACTCTAGTTCCTTTTCTAAACATGGTTTAACTCCTTTCCTTTCAAGTTCTTCATCCTCCTTGCTGCTATCTTCGGTTATACACCAAGTGTGGTAGTATTTACTATCTATTACCTTGTATGGCATAGCTCCTCTTATAACTGGGTGTCCACACTTTGGACAGTGGTTACCTATATCTATATTCTCATAGGGATTGTTACTCATTGGTTGTCTCCTTTCAAGTGTGGATACATATAACCTGGCATTCATTGATGCACCTCCTTATAGCTCTTACTTCTTTGCTCTGCTCCTGTTGACCTATAGTGTGACTATCCTTTTGTTCCTTAAGAATATGATTAAATTGCCGCCAAAATTCCTATGCCATGATAACCTTATGGTAACCCTGTCGTAATCCTTTGTTACTCCAAACCTAATCCAGAATGACTTGGCTCTCCTCCGCAATTCTACCCTACATAATTTCACTTCTCACCTCCTGTCAACTAACTCTATTATCATTATACTACCTACTATTGCACTTGTCAATAGAACATTAGTTCTACTTAACATAACTCAGCTTTACATAACCGTCAATTAGCACGGATGTTCTACCGATTTACATAAATGTTACTAAACTGCCTGCAAAACACTTGACAAAGTATCTACCTTGTGCTATACTTATTATAGTGAAGTGGCAATAGCACCTTAGCAATCTTAGCCTAGAGTTTTAACAAAGGCTCCTCGAAGGGCAAGATAATAAAAAGGAGTGTGAAATGACATTACAAGAGTTAAAAACCCAGATGGCAGCTGCTGTAGCCGAGTTCAATAAGACTGGGGACATGAGTAAAATTCAAGAGGTCTCCAATGCAATGAATAAAGCTAAAGTGGTATTAGCAAAAGAGGAAGCTACTAGATTACAAGCTGAAGCTGAGAAGCTAGCGGGGGTTAGGGAAGCACTAGCAATTAAGATTCATGGGGCTGTAGTAGCTATGGGGTTAGCCAAAGAACTGCTAGCCGTCAAAGCGTGGGGTTTCACTTACAAAGTTGACAATGCTGTACCTGGTGCTGAGGATACGAGATACAAGAGCGTTGCATTGACAACTGCTATAGTCAAGCGTGTCAGTACAGGCGGCGGTGGCTCTGGGAAGCTGAAAGACATCACGGGTTTGAGCCGCTGGGAAATCATGGAGAAGTATGGCACCGATGTGGAGAAGCAGAAGCTCGTTGAAGCAGGAGCAGACAGCCGACCACGTTGGTTTGCTAGTGAACCAGCTATCAAGCGGATACTCAATGAGCATCCCGAGCTAATCAAGAAGTAGCCAACAGTCATGAAAGGAGCGGGCTAGTTGCCAGTCCGCTCTTTTTGTTTGCCCACTACTAGAACATATGTTCTGATTGTCGGGCATTAGAAAAGCGGGTAAGAGTTCTATCCTACCCGCTCTTCTGTTTGCTTAGTACCTCAAGTTAAATGGAAAGTCTACAATGCTAGCTAGCTCTTTGAAGTCTGCCCCGTATGCTTTTCTAATCTCTGGGTCATTGTCAAGGATCAGTAGTGCTTCACGTAGCTTGTCTTTGTATTTCCTATCTAATGTCTTGAAATACCTGTCCCAGTCTTTTCCTGTCACTTCTTGCCTCCTTTCGCTTTTACTTATTATAGCAGGTTGGCAATATCCTGTCAATAGTACTTTAGTACTAGGAAGCATATGTTCTACCTAGCCTACAGCTGGCAAGGGTACGGGTGGACTCTTTTATAGATAGGTATGTATTTTTTACATGGCCTCTGAGAAATTATCCCAACTTGATTTTTCCAATAGGTAATCATTGACACAGGAGTATAGTAGCGATGATTACCTTACTCTATTTCATTGCTCTATTCTTGAAATCCAACTCGTACTCTTCCCATCCAGAGCATCAAATATCCAGCGTAGATATTCAAGGTCAGTATCATTAACCTGATAGTGCTCACCACTAAAACTGCCTTCTTGATATTTTCCTGTGCCGCAAAAGCATATTCGGTAGTTGTTATAATCCCTATTGTGCGGAGTTGGCTCTGGTAAGACACCGCAACAAAAAGCATCCTGAACCCTACGCTTAAAAGCACAGTCGGGAAAACAACACCAATTCGGTTTTTCCTGTTTCCATTCTTTCACTTCTGCCATATTCCCCTTCTCCTTTCAGCATATATTATCTTCATAGCTTAAACATCTCCTTATAGCCATCAATCTATTCCGCAAAGCCCATGCTAACCATCTTTGGCCTTGCCTGTTCCCAATAGACTGGACGTTTCCCAGTATCATAACAATATTCGCAGTAGTACAGGCCAGTATGGATTATTCCCTCGTCAATATTCTGTACTTCTATCCAATGGTGGGCACCAGTATTGTTTTCCACCTGTAAAAGGATGTCAGGATTTATAGATGCTTTGGGGCATTTCCAAACATCTGAGGCTAGATACCCCTCATACGTTAGAGTCTTTCTGTCCATAATTTTGGTACTCCTCCTAATGTAGCTATCTCTAGTATAATATCTAACATTTGTTGGGTTAGTCTAATATCCGTTAATACATGGTCTGGGTAACTGTGATTGCAATTCTTCCTCATCTGTATGATTTTATGAAATTTTCTAACTAGCAGAAAACGTTTCCTCTTATCCTCCTCACACAGGATTTGTTTCCTAACCCTTCTTTGAGGTACATATGGATTCCTTTTAAGGTAGTCCAGTCCTTGGTCTATCCAGCACTGAGGATGATACTTATAGTAGCTGTTCCATTTTCTACTGTCCGCATTGCCTCGATTCCAAAAAATAACTGCAACCATAGGAGTAGCCTGCTCTATAGGCTCTGGGCATCCTTTACAAATGCATGTCTTTTTGCACCAACGCATAGTTACATTGGGTATGGTCATACCTTCAGCAATTTCCTTTCATCAACATGTTTCTGTTTAATCAGCTTCCAATCCTGCCCTTTAACCACATATAGAGGAAATATAACCCCACACATACATTCAAATAAATTCTTATTGTATGCAGGATAATGCACAGCACAGCCAATTTCTATGGATAACTGGCTACCTAGACTATCTATCTCCTCATCCAACCCTGGCTGTTGATACGCTCCCCAAGTCATTTCTCACCTCTCTACTAATACTACTTCGGTTGGTGATAAGGGTCCTATCCTTAGTCCAGAAAGGTAGTCTGTACTCCCTGTAGCACGGAAAAGTAAATTTATCTCTATCAATTTACCTCCTATATCCTTAGTTTGTCCTATTACCTCTGCAAAAGAACCAGTAGGAATCTTTATTGGTACGGTTTCATTCCCTAGAGAAATTTCTATAGTTCTTTCTGTCTGTATCCTAACTTGTTTACCTATCATTTTATCCATTTTCCACCTCTCTATTATCATTATAACACCTAGTCAGTCACTTGTCAAGTATACTTAACATAATATAGTATTATATATATAAATGTATACTTATTTGACTTGACATAATACGCTGATTGTTGTATAATATAAGTAGGAGTATAGTAATGAGCATTGAAACCAGCAGTGACATTGAAACCGTAGAAGGCAGCATAACACCAACTGAAGGAATAGCCCAATCTCTAATCAACTATTATGCTGATGGTGGTAAGAAAGCTCGCTACTTATCCTATCTGGTAGCGGGTTTTTCTACAATGGAATCGGTAACCCTAGCTAAAGTTCACCTTAAATCGGTAAAGCGTTGGAGGGAAGAAGGTGATGGCTTTTGTGAGCTGGAGAAAAAGGCTCTTGGTGATTTAAGACGGGAGCTATCCAACCAACTCATTGATATTGAGTTCACCCGTAACTTTCGTCTAGTATTGGCTAAAGATTTCCAGATACTATTCAAAGATGCCCAGGAGAAAACATTAACAGAGAAGGAACAAGAATACCTATTGGTAATTAGGAAGTTTTACACTCCAGAACAGTTAACTAGGATTCGGCAACTAGTTAGTGGTAAGGATAATTCAGGAGAAGCCTTTGATTTTACCAAGACTGTATTGACTATAAGGTTAGAGCGGGAAGAAAAAAGTATTAGGTGATTATCAAGGAGAGTCTAGTGACAGAAAAGTCCCAAATAAAACTAATACAGGAAACCCATAAATACGTTAATACTCTAACCACAGTGTTGCTTGGTGTTCCAGGCACAGATGATAAAGGGTTGGTTGGTGAAGTCAAGCAGATTAAATTTAACCAGAAGGAGCAATGGACAAGCCACAGCAAATTATCCACAAGGGTTTGGATGTTATGGGGAATCGTTCTAGCTATAGGCGTTATTGCTAGTGGGGTAATTACCTTAACTGGTGGCTGGGGTGGCTAGAGGAGTTCGTGCTACGAGGAAACAGGCAGCAGCAGGAAGGCATAACCTGCTTAAAGCTCAAGTGAGCAGAATTGGACTGAGAGGCCAAAGGTATAAACTTAGGAAACGAATGTGAAGGTTTGTGATAACTGTGGTAAGGTCATACTGGATAAGACAGAAGCCTGTCCTGAATGTGGTTGTGTTAAGTTTACAGAGCTATTAACAGCTTCCTATGATAATTGGGAATCTTACTTGGAGGAGAAAGATGCCTAGAGGACCAGCTAAGGTGAGGGTTTTCAAAATCCTTGGTGTAGCAATTCGCAGGCGTAATATTGGTTTAGCTATGAGAGCCCTTGGTATGGGTAAACAAGTAAGAGGAATACCGAGAGCACATCTTCCTCAGACGTCTGCAGCTAAAAGGCAAGGCTTTAATCGCTAAGGAGATAATGTGCCAGCATTAACATCGGTCACCAAAGAAAAAGGTATTCTTACTTTTACCTATGATGATGGTACAATTCTAAAGAGGACAATCATCTATGCTGATACCATAGTATCAACACCACCTGATGGTTATGACGAGATAGGTAACTGCTATATAGACTCTAGTGGTAGACTGGTCATCAATTATAATGGTAATAGTATTGTCCTAGACCCTGTTGGTGGTGCTGGGGATATGCTCAAATCCATCTATGATGCCGACAATAATGGCATTGTAGATAATGCCGAGAAATTAGAGGGTTCGACCAAATCCGAGGTTCAAGACCATACACCAAAGGCTCATACTCTGGGTAGTCATAGTACCAAAGCCCACAATGAATTGTCAGGCGTAGGTGTCAATGACCATCATGCTAAATACCTTAATTCCGAGGCCGTAGCTGCCGCCAAAACAGTTAAACTAGATGATTTCACTACTCCTGATGATAATGTAGACCTAGACGCTAGTGCAGCCCTTCATGGTCTTATGTCCAAAGTTGATAAAGGTAAGTTAGATGGTATTGAGGCGTTGGCTGATGTTACAGGAAGCACTGCCCCACAGGCTCATGGACCTTCCCATGAAGATACTGGCGGTGATGAGATAAGTGTAGCTGGGTTAGATGGTAAAACTGCTGAATTATCTACCCATGAAACCATTACCAATGCAGCTACAGGTTTCCCCAATAGGGGTGACAGTGTCCTCTCATTTGATACAGTAACATTTACCATAACTCCTGCAGTTAGTACATTTGATTATTATATAGCAGGGGCAAAATATACTAAAAGTTCCGCAGAGAACATAGTAATCGCTGACACATCGGGTGTTCATTTTATCTACTATGACGGCAGTACGCTTTCTGCGTCTATTAATCCTAGCAATGCCGCCATAGAGGATATAATATTAAATAAGGCGTGGGTGGCAACTATCTACTGGCAAACTACTGGTGCTGGTGCTGGCGTAGCTCCTCTTCTTGCCGATGAGAGGCATGGAGTCCAGATGTCAGGCAAGACACACCATTGGCTTCACGATATTAACGGTGCAGCTTGGCATGATGGACTCACGCTTTCAGGTTATACAGAAGCTACCGATAGTGATGCCGCACTCACATTTGAACTTACCAATGGTGTATATTTCGATGAGGACTTGGAACATACTATAATTGATGGAGCACCAGCCACCCAATATGCACAGCAACTCAACGGAGGTGATGCTGAGATACCCATTGTTTATAGGAATGCAGCTGGGATATGGGTGCAAGACGCTGCTTCAACTTTACCTTATAAGTTAATTAGTGCGGGCAATAGATTGGCTTTCAATAGAGATGATGGTGGTGGAAACTGGTCGCAGGTAGAAGTGGCTGATGGAAAATGGGTAAGTATGACCCTTATTGCAACCAACGATTGGCAATATCCTATTAAAGCTATACAGGGTCAGAACGAATACACCGATAAAAAGACAGCAGTTGAAGAGGCTACAGCCGAGATTATCAGTTTTGGCGGAGGCACTCTGAGTCCCGAAGTGATTACTCTATATAGATTTGTCATGCAAACAAAGGACACCTTCAGTGGGACAAAGAAAGCCAAGATAGAAACAGATGGAGTAACAGACTTTAGAGGAGCACAAATCTTAGGCGAGGCTGCCGCAGCAGGCGATCATGGGACACTATCTGGTTTGGCCGATGATGACCATGCCCAGTATATAAGAGCTGATGGCACAAGAGCTTTGTCTGGTGCTTGGGATATGGGTAGTCAGTTAATCACCAACCTGAAACTTGGCGGCACAATGGATGCTAACTCTCAAGCTTTAATTAATGTCTTGGATTTAGACCTTGGTACTGAGTCCGCCATGGGCACCTTCTCGGCTACGTTAACCGCTGCAAATGCTGGCACAGCTTGGCTCATTAAGTCAAAGGACACCTCCGATATCCTGAGACCAAGATTAGGCTTGAGCGGCGGTGTTGATACTGCGGTATGGGCATGGGTAAATAGTACCCACACAGGGATAGTTACTTCTGACATAGACATTAACGGTGGCACGTTAGATGGAGTAACAATAACTGCTCCCGTTCTTGATGGCACAGTTACCAACACTGGCGCTACCCTTGTTATGCCTACCTTTGGGATGGGTGCTGCAGCTATTACAGGACATGCTCAGGCTATAACAGATAATGCTGTTGTTACTGTAGATGGGCCTGCCGCTGGTGCTCCTGCCAGTGGCGAATATGCGAAATGGACAGCCATCGGACTTGAGGGCAAGTCGAAAGCTGAACAGTTAAGTGACTTGAAC